GGTAGAGCAGTAGTAAACGCCATCAAGGACTTTGAGCGTCAATCAGGTACAGCTTGGAGAGGCTAAGTGTCAATCAAAGTAGAGTTTGGATTCGCTGAATCTGGCGTACCTGTCAACTTCAATGACATCAGCGCAGATGTCCTAAGCGTAAATGTCACTAGAGGTAAAGACCCACAGCAGGATACCTTCAACGCTGCCTCTTGTTCTATCCAGCTAAACAACGAACGCAGACAGTATGACCCTGACTACGGCCCTAGCCCCTACCAAGGTTTGATTGTTCCAACAGGTGAGGTCAAGGTTTACAAAGAGAACCAGATTGTCTTTACCGGCTACATTACCGACTGGAACTTTAGCTATTCCCCAACAGGTGAGTCCATCGCCGAGATTGTTGCCTCTGACGCTTTCTGGAACCTAAACAACCAGACCCTTGCTGCCTACACCCCAACCGAACAACTCAGTAGCGCACGAATCCTAAATGTGTTGCTAAAGCCTGAAGTCGGTGGCACAGCAGTTTGGCCTTCATCATCTCGGCTTATCTCTACTGGTGTGGCAACTATGGGTGACTATGCTGTCAGCGATGGAACTAATGCTCTCAGTTATTTACAAGAAGTTGAAAAAGCAGAACCAGGCAGACTCTTTATTGACAAGTCAGGTCGCATAGTATTCCGAAGCCGTAACAACGATGTCAACAACCCAAGCTACGAATACACCAGACTCAACCTTTGCTACAACCCAAGCTTTGAGAACAACACAACTGGGTGGATTTCTACCGCTGGTACAATCACTAGATCAACAGCTCAGGCTTACATTGGCACAGCAAGTGGACAACTAGCCGCTGGTGCTACTGCCGAGCAATACTTTACAAGTGAAGTCGGTGTTGACTACAACCTATCTGTTTACGCTAGGGCAAGCTCTGGGACTGCTGTGGTCGAGGTAGCTGCTCTTACCTCACCTAGCGGAACTGCCTACTCACAATACTCAGCTTCAACAGCATCGGTTACTGACTCGGAGTGGACAAGAATAAACACAGGTCTTAGTGCCAGCACTCTGTTCTCTGGTATCAGCGTTAGGCAAACACCATCCACCAGCGCAGTATTCCTTGACGCTATTTTGATTGAGGCAACGCCTGTTGTAGATGCTTACTTTGACGGTGCTAACGATCCTGTTTACAACTCGACAGACCCAGAAGCACCTGACTATCAACCTGAGCGAGCCTTTGAGTCTTACGCTACTGAGTGGGTGTTATAGCAGATGGCAACTTACAGTAATGGTGCAACTAGGCGCGCTGACCCTTTCATGGGTAATAGACCCCCATACAACATTGCTCAGCTCATTACTATGCCCGACATCTCTGGTAGGGATGCACCTGGAAAAACTGGAGCTGCTGCCAAGCCAGGTTTGGTTTCTGCACTCTATGTAGAGTTAACGGCCTACAACAGCTCAAACGCCACAACTGCTTTAGCTATGTGGAACAGCTCTGGACAGAGTGGGGTATATTCCAGTAGCTTTACTCTGCCTAACTCACAGACCCCTTATCAAGTAGGTGCTGCACTAACACGATCTGTTTTTGCTAACACAAGCTATTGGGTTGGTTTTGCGATTGAATCTACTAAACAAATAACTTACTCTGTTGATACAGCCTTTGGTGCTTCAATCAAAATGGACACCACCGCAGCAGGTGGCAACTTTACTGACAATGGGGTTGTTCGTGTTGGTGGGGTGACTCTTTCAAATGGTTCGCTAGTTTTTGAGGTTGCTTATGATACTTTGCCTATCGCACCAGGAACGCCTACTGCCAGCTCTACTGGGACAAGCGCAACTATTACTTGGACAGCACCATCAGACAATGGTGGCAAAGCTGTTACCAGTTATAGAATCCAACGCTCAACAGACAACATTAACTTCAGCACAATCGTTGCCAGCACCGGCACTACTGGCCTTACCTACACCAACACAGGTCTAACACCAGGAACTAAGTATTACTACCGAGTTGCTGCTATCAACGCTGTTGCTGTTGCTGCTGGTTCGGATTACTCTGGCCCTTACAGCGCATCGGTAGAGATTACCCCAGCCTTTCCTGCCTCTGCCGGCAACGCACCATCTTTGCTTACAGTCACAGTTACCAACCCAGAGCCAAATCCGGTTCAATTTACAGACGCTGGTACAGGTATTCGGTTCACCAAGATAGATGTGTCTTACGGATCAGAGTTTCTTTACAACGAGGTTGAGGGAACTACCCAAGACCCAGCGGCCACACTCCAGCTTGCCTCAGCCCCAGGCTCTAAGCAACTCTACGGAGTGAGAAGCTACTCAATTACCAACCTGCTGAACTCTACTGACCAAGGTGCTTTTGAGGTAGCGACTGACCTGCTGACTTACTATTATGAGCCGACTCTAAGGGTTGACTCGATTACTGTTGACCTCAGCAACCTAAGTATTGAGCAACGCCTTCAGGTGCTAGACCTTGAGATTGACGATTACATCAGCGTTAGCTTTACGCCCAACAAGATTGGAGATCCAAAGATTACGGCTGGACTAATCACAGGCATCTCCCACCGCATAACGATAACCAGCCATGAGATAGAATTTAGACTTAGGAACGAACGCAATATGTTTATTCTGGACAGCGAAACCAAGGGTATCCTAAACCAGAACATAATAGGGCCATAGTTAGGAAGCCATGCCAAGAAAAGTCTTTGAGTCTTTTACAAGACTAGATGCCGCAGATGTAAACACTTACCTATCTAACGAGGTAACTCTCACTAGCTCAACTGCTACCACTTACACAGTCGCAACTGCTGACCGCTACAAGACCCTGATGTTTACCTCTGGGTCGAATGTAACAGTAAGCATTGGAACGGCCACAGCCTTTGAGCCTGGAGAGCGTGTTGACATCATGCAAGACGGAGCTGGAACAGTAACCATAAACAGGTCGGGTACTGTTGTTTCTTTTGCAGGTCGAGGAACGGCTGGAACAGCTTACGCAATCGGTCAGCGTTATGAGGCAGTTTCAATAGTTTGTGTTGACACCAATGCTTATAGAATCATTGGAAACTCTAGGGCAGTCTGATGCTTATTCCTTTTGGAATCCTCTCGTCTTTAGCTCAGTTTAGCCTTGAGTATTTAGTTATTGCTGGGGGTGCTGGTGGTGGTGGTGTTCAGGCTGATGGTGATGGTGCTGGTGGTGGTGGTGCTGGTGGTTATAGATCATCAGTAGTTGGGCAAAATTCTGGCGGTGGAAGCTCTGCTGAAACTCAACCAACAATTTCTGTCGGTGAGGAATATTTAGTTACTGTTGGTGCTGGTGGAGCTGGTGGTGCTGTCACACCCACTAGAGGAACAAATGGCTCTAACTCAATTTTTTCTACAATAACTGCTACTGGTGGTGGTGCTGGTGGTGCTAATTCAGCTTCTAATCAAAACGGAAATTCTGGTGGTTCTGGTGGTGGTGGTGCTGGCCGAAATGTTGGTTTAGGTGGTTCAGGAACTACTAATCAAGGTTTTGCTGGTGGAAGGGCTGGTGTTGCTTCTGGAGAAAATACTGGTGGTGGTGGTGGTGGTGCTTCAGCCACAGGTGCTGTGGGTACTTCTGCTGGTGGTAATGGTGGTGCTGGTGTTTCCTCTACAATTACTGGTTCTGCTGTAACAAGAGCCGGCGGTGGTGGTGGTGGTAAATACTCAACAGGAACTGCCGGTACTGGTGGAACTGGTGGTGGTGGTGCTGGTTCTGCCAATAACGGAACTCCTGGTAATGGAACTGTAAATACTGGTTCTGGTGGTGGTGGTAGAGGCCCATCTACAAGCACAGGTGGAGCGGGTGGTTCTGGTGGTTCTGGTGTTGTAATCCTTAGATACCCATCAAACCTAAACATTATTATCGGTGCTGGGCTTACTGCTTCAACCTCTACTGTGGGTGCTAACAAGGTCACGACAATAACCGCAGGTACTGGAAATGTCAGGTGGGCATAATGGCTCATTACGCTTTTTTAGATGACAACAACATCGTCACAGAGGTAATTGTTGGTATTGACGAAACCGAAACTATCGAAGGCTTAGACCCTGAAACTTGGTATGGGAACTTTAGAAATCAAACGTGCAAAAGAACAAGCTACAATGGAAAGATAAGAGGTATTTACGCTGGTATTGGATTTACTTATGACCCAACGCTAGACATCTTTATCCCACCAGTTCAACAAGATTCGGAAACTAAAAACTAATGTCTGAGGAAACTACTACTGTTCGGATTACTCAGGCCGACATCTACAAGAAGCAACTTGAGCATGGACAAATTCTTATCCAGGTCTTGCAGAAACTAGATCACCTTGACGATGTACCGGAAAGAATCAGAGAAGTAGAACTCACCCTTGCCAGACTTGCTTGGATTGAGCGAGTCGCTTACACAGGCTTGACAGCCGCAATAGTTTCAATAATCGGTTTACTACTAACAGTGATAGGAAAATAATGAGCTGGTATCCAAAGGTTGCAGGAATACAAGACAACGGATTCGGTGGCTCTCGCAATGGGCAAGCCATCAACGGAGTAGTCATTCACCATGTCGCAGGAACTAACGGCCTCAACTATGTTGCTAACAAGAACCCACGCAACTCTCACCCGACCTATCACATCTCCAACTCAGGTGCTGTAACAGGAATCGTAAACCCAGAGCGTAGACCTTACTCAACAGGTGGACAGCCTGACCCTAGTGCTGTGACCTTTGAGATTGACAACTCATCTGTCGGTGGCGATTGGCCTGTGTCATCTGCCGCTATCGAGGCTTTGATAGATGTCATTATCTTTCATGCAAGCATCTCACCAAGAGCTAACCGAGGCTTTGCTAAGAACATCAAGACTCAGGTACAGAGCGAGTTCTTTATTGCTTGGCATCAGCAGTATTCGGCTACCGCTTGCCCTGGGCCATTCATACTTTCACAGCTTGACTACATCGTTGCCGAGTGCAACAAGAGAGCATCCCAAGCAGTCGCACCTGTTGCACCAGTCATTCCAACCCCACCACCTGCCAGCAACAAGCCAAGGCTAATTAGATTCCTAAAGCGTGGATCAACAGGCTCAAATGTCAAGTACCTTCAGAGCGTTCTAGGTATCAAGGCTGACGGCATCTTTGGCCCAATCACCGATGCCAGAGTCAGGCAGTTCCAGCGTGAGCAGGGCATCA